TGTCCCAAAGGTTTACCTACAAATGGTTTAGTCTTTACCAGCATTAAAAGAGCGCATTGGTCTTGCGTCAGCGTCTTGCTGGTGTTGCGGTTGCGTTTGTTAGACATGGTTGATTCTCCTTAAGTAAAGTACTGCGAAAAGAACTGACACCCGTACAGAGGATGTCAGCCCGTGGCTTTGGGACACAATGTCCCAAACTTGTTTGAGAGAAGCTCGACCCAAGACTTGGGCGGTCTTCTCCCCTCATGTTTCAGGCGCTTGAAGATTTCATTGGCGCGTAGAATTTCGCTCAGGCGTTCAGGGTCAGGCGCACGCATCGCACGCTTTTTCTCCCTGTCCAGTTGTTTGGACATAGCCTCGTAGTCAGGCGCGAATCTCGCCTGCCGGTTCTTTAATATGGTTGACCTCTTGCTGACAAGCGCAATCTCTCTCATGCGTGTCAGCACCCCATCAATCTCAAGTTGCGTCTTGCCTTCGTTCACCATGCGCTTGCGTGCCTCGGCGGGTGAGAGCTTCATCACGCTCTTGGTGTAGGTTCTTGCACACTCGTTGCACACAGCAGACTCGTAATCAAGGCGCATTTTCATGACGGGATTCTTCGTCCATGCACGAGATTGAGAGAGCGATGCCCTGCGTTTGAACGCATCGGGCGGTTTGAGTTGGTCACAGCGTATGCATTGCTTCATGGTGTCCTCGGCAAAAAGTGTCCACTTTTGTCCGGCAATGTCCACTTCTGTCTTGTCTGGACAGTAAAGTGGGTCAGTCGAACGCAAGTAAAGACGCGGTGTTTGAGCATAAACGTCAGAACTATAATAGCATTTTTAGAAACAAGCCCGCTGGACAAAAGAAAGTTGAGAGAGAAAAAAAAGGTGTCCAGAAGTCCAGTCTCCCTATAATAATAATAATAAATATAAATATAATATTATAGTAAGGACGCTAAAGTGGACAACGCCAATAAGGGCGCGGGAGTTGAGTGACCCACTTGTGTGTCCAGACCAGACAAAAGTGGACTATTGTCCAGATTAGACAAAAAGCGAGTCATCTCCACAACAAGTTAACAGTATCGCTTTGGGACATGGTGTCCCAAAGCTCAGTCGTCCTTACCAAGGCGGTATTCAAGACCTGACTTCCACTCGCGCTTCTGTACCTGCTCGCGCTTGTATCGGGCGCCATGCTTGCGTGGCTTGGGCGTGGTGGTGGGTTGCTTGGCTTTGAACTGCATGAGGTCTTTGTGGGTTTTAGACATGGTTGATTCTCCTAGTAGGTTGGTGATTAAAGGTACTGCTGGTCTTGCCGCTTGAGCAAACGCCAAGCAACGAAGATTGACCACAGGCTGTAGCGCCGGTACAGACAATAGGCTAGCCCTTGTGAACGAAGTGAGTCACGAATAACGAAGATGCTGGTACGCATGGTGTTCTCCTTTGGTTGGTAATGGGTTAGAAAGACTCAAAGACGAAGTCGTCTTTGGGCGGTGGGACTACGTAGCCTTTCGTGGCTTCCCACTTTTCAAAGCGAACTGCGCCCGTAACTCGCAAGCACCACAAAGTGTGCTCAGAGCCGTCGTGGAAAGACGCATCGAAAAACTCAATAGGTGTGAAGGGTGCATACATGGTTGAATCTCCTGAAAAGAAAAAGGGCGACCGAAGTCGCCCCGTGGGTTGTTTGGGACAGGTTGTCCCAAAGGGTTAGGCGCGACCAATGTACTTCATGAGGCGGTCGATCTCAGACTTGTTGAGCTTGAGAACTGCATCGCCCAGCTTCTGCCACTCGGGTTTGGCTTCGGTCTTGCGTGCGCCGCCTCGCTTGCTTTTCTCAAGGTTGTGTAGCTTGCGCACGCCTCTGTCCCACTTCCTTTGTGCCGCATCGTGCTTGTTAGTCGAAGTAGTTTCCTCGCTCGTGTAGAACTTCCAGCCTGTGTCAGTAAGCGCAAAGAAGCACGCGCCTGTCTTTTCATCGTAAACCCGAGCGTGTTCCTCCGCGAGTTGTGCAATGAGTGAATCAGGCAAGAAGCGTCCCCCTTTCAGTTCTTTATCGACCAAATTGTCAAGATCGAGCTGGGCTTCAAGCAAAATGCCGTAAAGCTGAGTGATTTGTGTTTTGTTAGTCATGATTGACTCTCCTTAGTACGTTAAGCGTTTGGGACACCGTGTCCCAAACACGGAAGCATGCGGGGCTTGACACCCCACATGGCTGGCTGGGCCATTCCCAACCAACACTTACATTATAACATAATAGGTATTTAGCCCCCCAGCCTGCCGATTTGATTTGGCGTTTTGCAGACCCCACCCAGGGGGTATCCCCCTAAATAATGTGACGGTGCAGGGCTAGGCAAGAACAGTGTTTCGTAGCCGCAAATCACATTTGTCAAATTTTTTAATAAAAAGAAAGAGCACCTATGTCAAATCTTAGACACAGCTAAATAAAAAAAACCCCCGTAATTAACGGGGGCGGGGAAAGGGCCTGTGGCCCATACGAGGAGAATCAAGCACCAGCGCTTGCTAAGCTGGCATGAGCAAGTATACACTTCTGCCTACAGAGAACAACTCTGCTTTCGGGAGGTATGACCCGCGTGTTAGAACATTTGGTAAAAGGTAACTACGACCCTACGGTGTACAACGCACCGTTGGAAGGTTTTTTGTCTTTGGAAAAAGCAGACGCCAACGAACTGCTGGAGGCGCAGGTCAATACGACCGACTGGCTAGCAGAACTGGGCGCTAAGCCTGACGAAGATGTGGTTACGGATGCACAAGATGCTCAGGCACGGCAAGCGTTCCACGCTTTGACCGCAGATCCTGACAGTGCAAAGCAAGCACTAACTCAAATTACGCTACCCCCGGCGATACAACGGCTGGTCAGTATGTTGACGGTCTACGATTGGTCGTTTGTTGAACACGCTAAACAGTTGCGTGGTATGGCGGTAGCTAAGATATTGGAAGAAACCGACCACCCCGACGCCCGAATACGGCTCAAAGCATTGGAAATGCTGGGCAAAGTTACCGAGGTAGGGCTGTTTACTGAGCGCATTGAGATTAAAAAGACTGAGCTTAGCGACGTTGAGCTTGATGAGCGCATAAAACAGAAGCTAGAAGTTATCCAAAAGACTATTGAAGTCGATGCAACCGAGGTTGAATCTGTCGAAGATGAACAGGATAACTGACCCAGAACTGCAGGCGCTGCTTAAAAGCATGACGCCGCAGCAAAAGATGGAGTTCTTGGAAGAACTGGAAGAACAACAACGGCGTTTACAGTTGCGACAGGCCAGAGGCGACATGTTGTCGTTTGCCAAAGAGGTCTACCCAGGGTTTAAAGAAGGCGCACACCACAGGAAACTGTCAAAAATATTTGCTGACGTAGCCTCAGGTAACAAAAAGAGGGTGATTATCAACATCGCCCCCCGTATGGGTAAGTCAGAGTTTGCTTCTTATTTGTTTCCGGCGTGGTTTTTAGGACAGTACCCCGAGCAGAAGATCATTATGGCGACCCACACGGCTGGATTGTCCGAGGATTTTGGTCGAAGAGTGCGAAATCTTATTGAAGGAGAGGACTATGCGCAGGTTTTCCCCGGCACAAAGGTGGCTGATGACCAGAAAGCAGCAGGTAAATGGTCAACCAACGCGGGAGGCCAGTATTACGCAGTGGGTGTGGGTGGTGCTCTTGCAGGACGCGGCGCTGATTTGTTTGTTATTGATGACCCACATTCCGAACAGGATATAAAAGCCAACAGTCGAGCAACTTTTGACAACGCGTGGTCGTGGTTTCAGACGGGACCGCTGCAGCGGTTGATGCCAGGAGGCCGAATTATTGTGGTAATGACCCGATGGAGCTTGGTGGACTTAACTGGGCGGCTTCTTAGCTTTCAAGCACGCAACCCTGACGCAGAACCATGGGAGCTTGTGGAACTTCCGGCTATTCTTTTTGAGGATACTGAGAAAGAAAAGAGCCTTTGGCCTGAGCAATGGCCTCTTAAAGAGCTAAAAGCAAAAAAAGAAGCGATGGACCCCAGGTATTGGAACGCCCAATACATGCAACAGCCTACGCTGGACTCAGCAGCGTTTATTAAGCGAAGCCACTGGCGAATATGGGAGCCTGAAGACCCGCCGAAGTGTGAATTTATCATTCAGTCGTGGGACACGGCGCACGAAGCCAAGACAACTGCTGACTACACAGCGTGCACAACTTGGGGAATCTGGTATAACGAAGAAGAAAACAATCAACCTAACATTATTTTGTTAGACGCTTTCAAAGATCGTATGGAGTTTCCTGAATTAAAGGCAGTTGCCTTTAAACAATGGAAAGAATGGGAGCCTGATGCGTTTTTGGTGGAGAAAAAAGCTGCTGGCGCTCCATTAATTCAAGAATTACGCCGCATGGGGATACCTGTTGACGAATTTACCCCAAGCCGGGGCAACGATAAGATTACACGGGTCAACGCAGTATCTGATTTATTTGCCAGTGGGTGCGTTTGGGCGCCTGACACACGATGGGCACGAGATGTAATCGAAGAAATCGTAGCGTTTCCAGTTGGAGAGCACGACGATTACGTGGACACCATGACCCAGGCGCTGTTACGCTTTAGAAATGGGGGGTTCATTACGCTGCCAAGCGACGAGCCTGACGAACCGATGTATTTTAGAAGCCGCAAGGCGGCGTACTACTAGGAACTTATATGGCTATTGATAAAGCACTGTACCAAGCGCCCAAGGGCATTGAAGAAGAAGCCGATGAGTTAATGGGCGAACCCGACATCGAGATTGAGATTGTAGATCCCGAGGCAGTTAAAATTGAAGCTGGGGGCCTGGAGATACTAATTGACCCAGACGCAGAAGGCCCTGACTTTTATAACAACATCGCAGAAGAAATTGACGAATCTGAACTTCAGAGCTTGGGTGCGGAGTTGTTGGCGTACGTACAAGACGATTTGGACTCTCGTAAAGACTGGGAAAAGACCTATAAAGAGGGGCTTGTATTACTTGGCCTGAAGTACGAAGAACGTACTGAACCTTGGGACGGTGCGTGTGGTGTGTTCCACCCCATGATTACAGAAGCCGTGGTGCGGTTCCAAAGTGAAACCATCATGGAGACGTTTCCTGCTCAAGGGCCGGTAAAGACTAAGATTATTGGTAAAGATACGCGGAAGAAAGAAGAAGCGGCAGCCCGTGTAAAAGAAGACATGAACTACGAACTGACTGAGCGTATGCCAGAGTTTCGTATGGAGCATGAAAGGATGCTGTGGAACCTGCCAGCCACAGGTTCGGCGTTTAAGAAAGTCTATTTCGACCCTAGCCTCCAGCGCCAGACATCAGTTTTTGTACCAGCAGAGGACATTATTGTGGCCTACGGCACCGTCAGTATGGAGAGTGCCGAGCGTGTAACACACCGTATGTACAAAACCAGCAACGAGATTCGTAAGTTGCAGGTAGCAGGCTTTTACCGTGATATTGAGCTGGGTGAGCCTTCCAAGCTAAAAAATGAGCTGCAGGAAAAGAAAGACAAAGAAAGCGGCATGTCGTCTATTAATGATGACCGCTATGCTCTGTATGAGATTCACGCTAATTTGGATCTTCCGGGCTATGAAGATATGGAAGATGACGAGCCGACAGGTATCGCCATACCGTATGTCATAACGGTGCTTGATGGAACAAACGACATCTTGTCGATACGACGCAACTACTACGAAGACGACGATACAAAAAAACGACGCGACCATTTTGTCCATTACGTCTACATTCCAGGCTTTGGGTTTTACGGCTTTGGTCTGTTCCACCTAATTGGTGGGTTTGCAAAATCAGCGACCTCAATCATGAGGCAGCTTGTGGATGCCGGTACGCTGTCAAACCTGCCCGGTGGTCTAAAATCCAGAGGACTGCGAATTAAGGGCGACGACACACCGATTGCTCCAGGCGAGTTTAGAGATGTGGACGTTGGCGCTGGTGCACTGCGGGATAATATTTTGCCGCTGCCCTATAAAGAACCCAGCGCGACGCTGTACCAGTTGCTTGGAACGATTGTTGAAGAAGGTCGTCGATTTGCTGCTACCGCAGATATGAAGATTTCGGATATGTCGGCGCAAGCCCCTGTTGGCACCACGTTGGCTTTGTTGGAGCGCATGCTCAAAGTAATGTCAGCCGTTCAGGCGCGAGTGCACTACGCGTTTAAGCATGAGCTAAAGCTTTTGTCGGCAATTATTAGAGATTACACCGACGACGATTACGACTACGACCCTGCTTCGGGACCCCGTGTTGCCAAGCGTGCTGACTACGACATGGTGGAGATTATCCCTGTGTCCGACCCCAACGCAGCCACAATGTCCCAGAGGGTTGTGCAGTATCAGGCGGTAATTCAGTTGGCCCAGATGGCGCCCCAGGTGTATGACATTCCAGCCCTGCACCGTCAGATGCTTGAAGTGTTGGGAATACGCAACGCTGCCAAACTTGTACCAATGGAGGACGACCAGACGCCCAAGGACCCCATCACAGAGAATATGAACGCCCTAAAGCTCAAGCCGATGAAAGCGTTTATGTATCAGGACCATACGGCGCATATTCAGACGCACATGAACATGATGAACGACCCAGCGGTCGCTGCGCTCATTGGACAGAATCCGCAGGCAAGCCTTATTGTGGGTGCGTTACAAGCGCACATAGCCGAACACTTAGGCTATCAATACAGGCGTCAGGTTCAAGATGCTATTGGTACACCGCTGCCAGGACCCGAGGAGAAA